GCGGTTCCGATCCCGACCGCCGCCGTGCTGTCCGTCAGGAATTGTCCTTACCGCTGGTGGACAAATTCTTCGCATGGCTCACCGCCCAGGCCAAACGCGTGTCGCGCAAATCCGATCTGGGCGTGGCTATGGCCTATATGCTGAAACGCCAGGACGGCTTCCGCGGTCCGGGGCTTACGCGGCGCCACTGGCGCCACGGTCCCCTTCCATCCTCGACGATGGCCGCGTCGACATGGATTCCAACCTGGTCGAAAACGCCATCCGCAGCCCGACCATGAACCGACGTAACGCCCTCTTTGCCGGCCATGACGAGGGCGGCCGGAACTGGGCACGCTTCGCCAGCCTGATCGGCACCTGCAAGACGCGCGGCGTTGAGCCCTACGCCTACCTCCGCGATCTCTTCACCAAACTGGCAAACCGCCACCTCGATAAAGACATCGACGCCCTGATGCCCTGGGCCTACGTCCCAAAGCCCGCCACATCAAAATGACCTCGTCAGGGACTCCCTGACGTGCTCATCCCCAAGCCCAGACCACAAGCAACAATAGGCAACCGGAAAATCAATGGGGCGCAGACGCCGCTTACGCTGATGACCGAGGCCTCGATCCTGCCGGTGAACAAGCGGCCGCGCATCGCGATCCGCATTTACACCTCGAACTGACGGGTTCGCCATGAACGTCTTTGCCGCCGCCGTGGGCCGCATCTATGCCAACCCGTCCATGGCGGTGGCGGCCCTGTGGATTTCTGCAACCACGTCATAGGAAATGCCAATCCGTGTCATCCGCCGCGCTCCGGACCGCATCACCCAGTTCGGTGCGGCGCGCTTCGTCAGCGATAGCATGATGGTGGACGTGCGCGTCGCAGACCTGCCCGATCCCCGCCCCAGCGATCTGATCGTGATCGGGGCCGACAGCTTCACCATTCAGTGCGAACCTGTCCGCGACCGCGAACGTCTGATCTGGTCGCTGGACCTGCGGCCAACATGAGGCTGAGGATCGAGATCAATCCCGACATCGCCGCCTTGATGCAGGTGGAAATCGCTGCCGGTGAAAAGGCAGTGTCAGCCGCCATGCGAGAGGCTGGCACCTCTCTGAAATCCGCTTGGCGGACACAGATCACCGGCGCTGGGCTGGGCACCCGACTTGGCAACTCCATTCGCCTCGCCAGCTTCCCCAAATCCGGCGACAGCCTGAACGCGGCGGCGCTGGTCTGGTCGAACGCGCCGGTGATCATCGGCGCGCATGACACCGGGCCGCTGATCCGGTCGAAGAACGGCTTCTGGCTTGCGATCCCGACTGCGGCAGCAGGCAAAAGTAGCAAAGGCGGCCGTATCACCCCCGGCGAATGGGAACGCCGCACCGGTCTGGGCCTGCGGTTCATCTATCGCCGCCGGCGGCCAAGCCTGCTGGTGGCCGAACGGCGGTTGAACACCACGGACAGGGCGGTCGCGAGCAGGTCCAAGACCGGGCGCAGGATGGTGACCGTGCCGATCTTTCTGCTGGTGCCGCAGGTCAAGCTGCGCAAACGGCTGGATCTGGCGCGGGATGCAGAGCGGGCAGTGGATGGCGTGCCGGGGCGGATCGTAGCGAACTGGGTACGGGAGGAGCCCTGAAGGCGATCAGCCGACCCTGTCCTGCTTCAACACGTCAACTGGCCATCCGATCCCCGCTGAGGATCATTGTCACAAGCGCGCCGCTTTTCAACCACTCGTAGCTAACCGACCCCCTCAACTGGTCCTCCAAAGCGCGTCTTATCAGGCCACTTCCGTAGCCACTGAGTTCCACCTGCACCGCGACTTCGGGACCACCCTGTTCCGTCCAGACGATGCGGACGTTTTCGTCTTCCATGCTGCCGGTAATATCGAGTGTGCCGTCCTTAACCGAAAGCGCACCATATTTGACAGCGTTGGTCGCGAGCTCGTGCACGATAAGCGCCAGAGTCGTCGCCGTGTCGGCTCCGACCCCCATGCGAGGTACCGCGACTCGGATCCGCCCCGCGAACGCACCGTCGTCGTCATAGGGGGCCAGCAGAACCGTGAAGATATCGCCGAGCAGGGCCGTCTTTCCGTGGCCGCCAGGAAGCGGGCGGACAAGGTCGTGCGCACGGTCAAGCGCTGTCAGGCGATTTATGAGCTGTTTCGCCATGTCCTCTGCCGACGTCGCGGATCGTGACGTCAACCTCGTCAGTCCAGAAGCGATCGCCAGCAGGTTCTTTACCCGATGGCTCATCTCTCCCGCCATCAACTCGTGACCCTCTTCCGCCTGCTTGCGCCCGGTGATGTCCAGAAAAATGCCTGTCATCGTGCCCTTGCGGATGCCCACGTCGTCGCCCTGTCCTCGGGCCGAAATCCATCTGACCTCGTGACCAAGCAGCGTACGGAAGTCGATCTCGTATGGCCCGACCAGCGCCCGCGTTGCAGCGAATGCGGCCCTCACCCGGTCGCGATCAGCTGGGTGGATTTTTTCAGAAAGCTCCTCGAATTTTACGGCCCGCCCCTGAGGCACGTTCCAAAGATCGAAGCCGCGTCGGTCCATAACCAATTGATCGGTATTAACGTTCCACGTCCACAGAGCGACGCCCGCTGCATCAGTAGCGCGCTTCAGTTCGTCGTACGCCCATTCGGGTTCGTCTGAATCAATGTCAGTCAATCGGCTTTACCTGTTCAAAGAGTGGTAGATGTCTTCCCCCTATATCCTCGGGATACGAAATGCCATAGGCGAGGCAGTCCCGCGCCAAGTCGCCCAAGGGCTTCAGCGATCCAGCTCGGCCAATCAGGAATCGGCTCAAACAAAGTGCCCACTACCCGCGAAACCATCCTTGCCGCACTTCACGCGCGGCTGCAGCCGCTTGCCGCCCTTGTCCTGCGTGACGAGGTTTTACCCGAGAGGATCCCGGCGGCGGGGCTAATCATCCTGCGCGACGGCCAGCCGGGCGAACCGGAGGTGACGCTGTCGCCCCTGCGCTACCACTACCAGCACCGCGCCGAACTGGAAGTGGTCGTCCAAGCCCCGAATGGCCGCGCCAGCGCCTTCGACGACCTGATCGCGGCCATTGGCTTCGCGCTGGAAAGCGACCGCACCCTCGGCGGTCTTTGCGATTGGGTCGAACCCGAAGCACCGGCCTCGGTCGATCTGCCTATCGAGGGCGCGGCGGCGCTGAAGGCGGCGGTGATCACCGTCGTCCTGCACTATACGACCACCGGCCCTCTGGCCTGACACCCCACCATAAAGGAGACCCCCATGGCACGTGCGCAAGGCGCGCGGGCGCAGATGGCGCTTGCGTATGAGACAGTTTACGGCACCCCGCCGCTCAGTGGGTTCACGAAGATGCCCTTCGCCAGCACTTCGCTGGGGTCAGAACAGCCGCTTCTGAACAGCGAAGTGCTGGGCTATGGCCGCGATCCGCTTGCGCCGATCAAGGACGCGGTGACGGCCGATGGCGATGTGATGGTGCCGATCGACGCCGAAGCCTTCGGGTTCTGGCTGAAGGCGGCCTTCGGTGATCCGATCACCTCGGGCGTGGGGCCCTATACCCATGAGTTCCGCTCGGGCGGCTGGATCCTGCCATCGATGTCGATCGAGACCGGCATGCCCGAAGTGCCGCGCTTTGCGATGTATTCGGGCTGCGTGCTGGATCAGCTGTCGTGGCAGGTGCAACGCTCTGGCCTGTTGACCACCACCGCCCGGCTGGTGGCGCAAGGCGAGACCATCGCTACTTTGAGCGGCGCGAGCACGCCCAATGAACTGGGCCTGAAGCGGTTCGGCCATTTCAACGGTGCGATCAGCCGGAACGGCACGGCACTCGGCAATGTCGTCTCCGCCGAAATCACCTATGCCAACAACCTCGACCGGATCGAGACCATCCGCAGCGACGGCAAGATCGATGGGGCAGATCCGTCCATCGCAGCACTGACCGGCCGGATCGAGGTTCGCTTTGCCGACAGCACGCTGGTGACGCAGGCGATCAACGGCGATCCCTGCGAGATCAGCTTCGCCTATGTCCTGCCCTCCGGGGATAGCTTCACCTTCACCGTTCACGCCGTTTACCTCCCGCGACCCCGGATCGAGATTTCCGGGCCGCAGGGCGTGCAGGCGACATTCGACTGGCAAGCGGCGATGGCCACCAGCCCCGCCCGCATGTGCACCGCAACCCTGATCAACGATATCGAGGCATACTGATGATCCGTCTGAACCTGACCGCTACGCCGCAATGGCTGGACCTCGCCCCCGGCTTGCGCCTGCTGGTGGGCCCCCTGACCACCGCCCTGATGGTTTCGGCCCGCGCCGATCTGGCCATTGAAGCCTTGGCTGACACCGCCACCCAAGAAGAACTGGCGCTTGCCATGGCCAAGGCCGTCGCCCGCCGTGCGGTGCTGGATTGGGAAGGGGTCGGCGATGACGCAGGCAACGTTGTGCCCGTCACCCCCGAGGGCATCAACGCCTTTCTGGAAATCTGGCCGGTCTTCGAGGCCTTCCAAACCCAATATGTCGCACGCGGGCTGATCCTGGACGCAGAAAAAAACGTCTCCGCGCCCTCGCCGACTGGTCCTTCGGCGGGGGCGATCGGTACTGCGCGGCCTGCCCACCCTTCGAGGGCCGCGGGGGCAACTGCCCCGACTGCCCCGCAAGACTGAACCGGCCGCAAACGCAGGACGGCTGGCAGGTCTGGGATCTGGTCGGCCGCCTTGGCGGGCAATTGCGGGTGATCCCCGGCGCTGTACTGGGCTGGGACATGGGCGCGGCTCTCGCCATGGCCCGCGCCCTCGGGATCGCCCCCCTGATCGCCGCTGAACTGCTGCCCGAGATCGAGGCCGTGATGGTCCGCAAACTGAACGAACAGATGGAAGGAAGCCGCGATGGCTGAAAAAAGGGTCAGCGTTCGCCTCGTCGCGGAGGGCGGCCGCCAGGTGCGCGCCGAGCTGGAAGGTGTTGGTGAGGCAGGCGCGCGCGGGTTCGGGCGGCTGTCGCGCGAGATGGACATGGCGAATGCGCGCGTTGCCGCCTTTGCCCGCCGCGCCACGCTTGCCGCCGCTGCTGCCACTGCGGCACTGGCGGCGGCGGGCGTTGCGATGATCCGTTCTGGCCTACAGACCGTCGATGCGCAGGCCAAGATGGCGCAATCTCTCGGCACGACCGTCGCCAACCTTCAGGTGCCGGAGCGGGCAGGCGATCTGGCGGGCGTGTCGATGGGTCAGGTCGAGCAAGCCACCGTGCAACTGACGCGGCGGCTGAGCCAGGCGGCCGCCGGAACCGGACCGGCGGTCGATGCCCTGGACCGCCTGCATCTCTCGGCCGAGGAGTTGCAGCGCCTGCCGCTCGATGCGCGCATCGCAGCCATTCAAGAGGCGCTGGGGCAGTTTATCCCCGAGGCCGAACGCGCGGCGGTGGCCTCGCAGCTCTTTGGCGACCGCGCGGCGCTGGTGTTCACCCGGATCGACACGGCGACGTTGCGCCAGGCGACCGAGGATGTGCTTGCCTTCGGGGTTGTCGTTTCCGAAGCTGACGCCGACCAGATTGAGCGTACCAATGACGCGATTTCACGGCTGGGCCTGATCTGGCGCGGGCTGTCGAACCAGCTTGCTGTCGCCGCTGCGCCATCCTTGGAGGCGGTCGCGAATGCCATGGCGGCGATTGCCAGCCGCACCGGGCCACTGGGCATCGCGATCAAGGCTCTGTTCGACAACCTTGGGCGGCTGACCACCTATGCCGCCACGTTCGCAGGCATCATGGCCGGGCGCTGGGTGGCAGGCATGGCGGCGGCTGCCCTCTCCGTGCGTGGGCTTGCCACGGCCCTCGTCTTCCTGCGCGGCGCGCTGATCCGCACCGGCATCGGGGCGCTGATCGTCGGCGCGGGTGAGCTGGTCTATCAATTCTCGCAACTTGTCACCCGGGTTGGCGGCGTTGGAGAGGCGTTCCGGCTGCTTGGCGATCTGGCAAAAGAGGTTTGGTCCCGCATGGGATTGGCACTGGATGGTGCACTGTCACAAATGGCGGCTGGGTGGGAGGGGCTGAAGGCGGCCGGGATTTCGGCACTTGAGGGCACCATCGCGGGCGTAGTCAGCTTCGGCGACCGGACGGCGGCGATTTTCCAGGGGGCCTATGATGCAGCCGTGGCGATCTGGGGCAGTCTGCCCGGTGCCATTGGTGACTTTGGCTTTCAGGCCGCAAACGGTCTGATCTCCGGCGTCGAGGCGATGCTGAACGGTGTCGTCACCCGGATCAACACTTTCATCACCGGCTTGAACGCCGCACCGGCGCTGCTGCCGGAATGGGCGACGGGCGAAGGTGGGGTCCGGATCGGCACGCTGGATCCCTTGGAACTGTCGCGGATCGGCAACCCGTTTGAGGGTGCGGCAACCGCAGCCGGTGCCGCCGCAGCCGATGCCTTCTCCGCCGCGCTGTCGCGCACTTATCTAGAACCACCTGACCTTGGCCTTGGCACAATGACCGATGATGCCCGCGCCCGCGCCGATGGTTACCGCGAAGCCGCAGGAATGCTCGCCGATGCCGCAGGTCGACCGTTGGCCAGCTGGCAAGCCCTGCGCGACGCCGTGACCGGCAGCGGAGCGGAGGCTGAAGCCGCACTGGCCGATGCGGCGGCCTCGGCGGATGCGCTCGGGCTGGAATTGGACGAAACGGCCACCGCTGCCGGTGGTGCAGGAGCCGCGGCGCGCGCAGCCGGGGCGGCAGCAGCCGAGGGCGCGGAGCAAGCCGCAACAGGCTGGGCTGCCGTCACCACAGCGCTCGCCGACTATACCACCAAGGCCCGCGACATCGGCGGCGATATTGGCCAGACACTGGTCGGCGCATTCCAAAGCGCCGAAAACGCGGTGGCCACTTTCGTCAAAACCGGCAAGCTCGACTTCCGCGACCTCGTGACCTCGATGATCGCCGATCTGGCCAAGCTGGCGGCGCGGCGCTTCATCCTCGGGCCTATCGCCAATGCCCTCTCGGGCGCGCTGGGCGGAGCGGGTGGATTGTTCGCCGATGTACTGCATGGCGGTGGCGTGGTCGGCACGGCGGGCAGCCAACGCCTGGTGCCAGCCATGGCCTTCGCCGGTGCCCCGCGCATGCATTCCGGCGGCTAAGCAGGCATCAAACCCGACGAGGTTCCGGCTATCCTGCAGCGCGGGGAACGGGTTCTGTCGCGGCGGGAGGCGGCTGGCTATGGCCAGTCCAGCGCCCCCTCCGTCAATGTCACCATCATGTCGCGCGATGCCGAAAGCTTCCGCCAATCCCGCACGCAGGTGGCGGCCGACATCGCCCGCGCTGTATCCCTCGGTCGGAGGGGTATGTGATGGCGTTCCATGAGGTTCGGTTTCCCGACAATATCAGCCGTGGCGCTCGCGGTGGACCGGAACGGCGCACCCAGATTGTCGAGCTGGCGAGTGGCGACGAAGAACGCAACGCCAGCTGGGCCAACTCGCGCCGCCGGTTTGACGTCGCCTATGGCATCCGCCGCGCCGACGATCTGGCGGCGGTCGTTGCCTTCTTCGAGGCCCGCAACGGTCGCCTGCACGGGTTCCGCTATAAGGATTGGGCCGACTACAAATCCTGCCTGCCATCGCAGGCGATGGCACCCACCGACCAGCCCATCGGCACCGGAAATGGTGCGGTCACCACCTTCGGCCTGCTGAAACGCTACACCTCCGGCGCGCAAAGCTGGACCCGCGCCGGCGCCAAGCCGGTCGTGGGCTCTGTCCGCCTTGCCCTGAACGGGGTGGAGCAAATGTCAGGCTGGAGCGTCGACACCACCACCGGCAGTGTCACCTTCGCCACCGCCCCCGGCGCAGGCGTTGCGATCACGACAGGCTTCGAATTCGATGTGCCCGTCCGCTTCGACACCGACACGCTGGATGTCACCCTTGATGTTGAACGGCTGGGATCAATCACCTCCATCCCACTGCTGGAGATCCGCAGATGAAATCGCTCTCCCCTGCGCTGCAGGCCCATCTGGACGATGGCACCACCACCTTGTCCTGGTGCTGGCGGATTTCGCGAGCGGACGGCGTGGCGTTGGGCTTCACCGATCATGATCGCGCCCTCAGTTTCGATGGCACCGAGTTTGAGCCTGAAAGTGGGTTTGCGGCTTCCGAAATCAGGTCTGGCTCCGATCTGGCCGTCGATGCGCAGGACGCGAGTGGCGTGCTGACCTCGGACCGGATTACCGAGACTGACATTCTCGACGGACGCTGGGACAATGCTGCGGTGGAGCTGTGGCGGGTGAACTGGGCCGACACCAGCCAGCGGGTGCTGCTGCGGCGCGGGGCGGTGGGTCAAATCCGGCGCGGGCGGATGGCGTTCGTGGCCGAGGTGCGGTCGCTGGCACATGTGCTGGGCCAGACCGTCGGGCGGACGTTTCAGGCGGGCTGCGACGCGGCGTTGGGCGATGCGCGCTGCGGGATCAATCTGGAAAACGCTATCTACAAGGGCTCGGGCGTTGTCACTGACCTGTTGCGCGACCGCGCGTTCATGGCGTCTGGTTTGCCCGGCTTTAACGCTGACTGGTTCACCTCTGGAACCCTTACCTGGACCAGCGGCGCAAATGCCGGGCGGATCACTGAAGTTCTGGCGCATGGATTGATCGATGCCATCACCACCCTGACCCTCTTGGAAGCCCCGGTGCGCGCCATCGCCGAGGGCGATAGCTTCGTGGCTCGGGCGGGCTGCGACAAGCGGATCGCCACCTGCGGGGCAAAGTTCGCCAATACCGGACCGGCTACGGAAATTGTAGAGATCGCGAAGGGCCATGCCGCGGCGGAACTCTTCGTCATCGGGAAAGCGTCGATACAAGGGCATGGTCATGAAGTGCGCTTCGATGCTCTCCAGATAGCGGTCCTTCCGCAATACCCGACCAAAGGTTGCGAAGCTCTTGTTCAATGAGTTCGTAGGAATGGCGCAGATGGCGCGTCGAAAAACGTAGGCTTCGATCAGGCGAACGGCACGCAGAAAATCAGGCTTTGGCAATAGGCCAGCAACAAAGTCGTTATGCAGTTCGAGCAGGAACGGAAAGGCAACCTCGACCTTCAGTTCTCGCAGATCCCGGAATGCAACGGCGAGGTCCGGGTCAGGTTCTTTCCCCAGCGCCATACGACTATAATGCCGGGCAAAGGCATGAATATCCTCGACGAGCGCATCCAACCCTGCCTCTGCCACCGTGGGTTCACGGGCATAGTCCTTGAACGCGGTATAGACGTCGCGCAGGTTCGGAATCTCGCCAGTTCGCATGGTCAGGTAATGCCGTATGAAGGCGTCAAAGTGCGCGCCATAACCATCTTGGGGAAAGCTGACCTCCATAGGGTGCCAGTGATCCTCATAGATCTGGCTTTGTTGGTCTGGCTCCAACCGCATCAGAACGAAATTGCGGATCAGGTCCGCCTGGCTCAGTTCACGGCCTGTAGAGTTCATACTCTCGAAAATAAGCTGCGGGTTATGCTGATCGCGGATCAATGAAATGTCCACGACCATCAGCTTGGCCAGTCCCTCGCAGAGCGATTTCAGATCTCCATTCATCCCCGCGACCCGGTTTTCGAAGAAAGCAAAGTTCTGCATCACCCGCATGGACCCATCATCGGGCATAGGCTTTTGCTGCATGATGCCCAGAAGGGTTGCGCGGTCACCTTGGGTCAGCAGGAAATTGTAGCGTCGGTCCCCCTTCTCAATCCGCATTTCCCAATTAAATTGACTTTATTCTACCTCTGGAATCTGGTCGCGCGTTCTATTTTTCCGGCATGTTAATTAGAACAAGAAGTTCGGATGGAAGCAGCTACACTTGAAACTTGAATCCAAGCAGGTCTGCTTGGCGAGCTGAAAAACCTGCCGAACGGCCGACGACAGGGCACAGTTTCAGCTCCATCTGGGCGCGAATTGTAGCGCAGGCCAGCCCAACACCCACTTCGCCGAAAAATGCTTTATCACGGTGCCGATACAGCCAATCTCATACTTGAACGGCAGGCCATTCGGGGAATATCAGTTTATCTTCTTCCAATCATAAAGTAATGATCTGGAAACAGTCCTTATAATACTAAGCTGAATACGATTACCATTGCCAACGAATACAAAGCCAAACCACCCCCAATCAAGAAGTAAGGAAAGTTTTTTGTTATGGTAGCTGTTGCAATCGTCTTCATCTGATATATTAAATCTGGCCATGTGTAGGATACGAAATCGCCCTGCGTAAAGACAGCCTTGATGTGCCCGTTGTCATCGACAACTGGCAGGCGTCTGAAACGTTCGTTGGACATGATCCGCAGCCAATCAATCATATCGTCCGTTTCACGCGCCAATCGTGGGTTGATGGTCATTAAATCTGACAAAAGTGTACTGCGGGCGTCTAGTTCTTTTGCAACAAGCTTGTTCATTACATCGCGCTCAGTAAAAACGCCGACAACCTTTCTGTCGGCGTCCACAACGATGACTGCGCCGTAGTTTTTTTCAACCATCTGCAATACCGCGTCAAATACGGTTGTATCGGGCGAGCAGGTCAGTGGGTTCTGCTTTAATCTGTATTCAGGCCGGTCCATCAGGCGGCTTCCGGGCCGGGTGGCTTTTTCTGGCATAACGAACCTCCTGATGCGAAGATCTGGTAAAAGTAGTGCGGTACTTCTACAAACCGAGCGCTGCACTGTCAAACACCATGCGCGACGGTTTTGACCGACATTCCCCAAGTGGCATGCCGTTTGACGTCAGGGTCGCCTGATTTCGCCTGCTGATCAAGCGTTTTGCGCCCTGGGCGGCGCTCGCATGTGTCAAAACGCTCGAATGCGGGCAGGTCGGGCCGCAAACTCGCATCATTTTGGCCCGGCAGCGACGTTTTTCAGCGCGGTGGACATACCCGTCCGGCCGCTTTCGTTCAGTTTCTGTCAGGATCGCGGTCACGCACATGACGGTGGCGCTCGGAGGCGGTGAATTGCAGTTAGGATGGCCCTGATCATGGGGCCTGTGACCGCCACCTCGGCAAGCTGGAAGGTGATGGCGCGGGCGTGACGCACGACGCGGGCCCCCATCTTGATCAGCTTGAGCTGGAGGGATGTCAGCGACCAGTTGGCCATGGCCTCTGGGAGCTCGATGCAGCGCAGGAACGTTGCCAGGTTGTAGGCAAGGGCGTGCAGTTGCAGCCGCACCTCATTATCGCGGAACCGCTTGCACGACAGGCGTGTCCAGCGGAAGGCGTATTTGCCTTCCTTGATTGCGGATTTCGCGGAGAACGGGCGCTGATTTCGCGCGATCGTGGGCACGCGTTTCACGCCATGCTGGGCAGCCATTTCACGGGATTTTGGGCAGGCTGGCCGACGCTTTCATTGAATTAGGCTTGAGCGATTTGGTCAAGCGTTTTTGTGACGCTGGAGCGTTTTCGGAGACTTTCACCTGAGAGGGTGAGGCGGTGTGCGTTATGCACGAGGCGGTCGAGGATGGCGTCTGCGAGGGTGGGGTTGCGTATTTCGGGGTCATCCGGCCACCGATTCCGAAAGTATCCGGCCACCCATTCCGATTTTATCCGGCCACTGATTCCGGAGCATCCGGCCACCCTGTGATGTGATGCTGCGAGGCAATCTGTAA